GCCTACGACGAAAACAGCCCACGATCGTTGTTGGGTAGAAAAAGCAGCAGCACTGGTTCGAAAGTGTCAGGCAATTTCAAACGTGCAATTTTCAGATCTTCACCAGTGCGCGCCACACTGGTCAATAACAAACTGGAGCCGAATATTGGCACCCTTCAGTATCGTGCACCCGAAATGATTCACGAAAACAGTGAGCGGGCGATGTCCTACACGGAGCGAGTGGACATTTGGTCGTTGGGGATGATTTTGTACGAATTTATTACCCTAGAACTGCCCTATGCACGCGAAACCTACACATGGTTTGAACTGAGCGGTGTCATACAGAAAGGCATGAGACCGACATTGCCTGACGGTTATATCCACGAAAAGTCATGGCAGTGCGTGCGCGACTTGTTTCACGATTGCACTCAGAAACGACCAGAAAGAAGGCCCAGCGCCAAGACCCTGCTGCAACGTTTAGAAAAGCTAAGCAAAACGAAATAAATGTCGGCATGTCAAAAAAACGACTCTGTTTTTGCGCAAACATTAATATACAATTTTCATTTAATCGGCAGTGAAATACTCTGCGCTGCTTTCCGCTGCTCGTACGCTAGAAAAATGCGCGCCAACGCGCGCACTTTCTTCGATCGATTGAGATGATAGGCAAAAAAAGGCAATCGATCGAGCACTTCGAGCAGCGAGTACAGTGGTAGAGACCACATAACCATAATGGAAGCAATCTTCACATACAATGAGCCCAGACGCTCCACATTCGGTGCCCAGCGAACGCGTTCCGAACGATTGGTGTATTTGCGATGAGAATAGAGCGTGATCGACGGTCGCGAAAGCATCTGCTGCTCTGCCGATAATTCCAAAAACGCGCCCCGCATCAAAGTGGTAGCAAATCGAAGTTTGTCGGTCAGAAATGACAGATTGAAACCAACGAAAATTCCCAGATCGCCATTTTTGTACAACCTGTACCGAAACGAATGAGACGAGCAGCGACCAAACGTTTGCTACGTTACCTGAAAAAGCAAGAAGGCATTGTAGGTCCGTAACGATGAGTTATTTGATAATATTTGTCTGACATGACGTCCCAGTATTTTTTTTCTTCGTGCAACACCAAGACAGCGAACGGTCCGCGGTCTTGCGGCCTGGTCGACACGTTGTCGATCGTAAGATGATTAAAAAAAGGTACATAAGGCTCGTCGCACATTGTTAATAATTTTCACTTTTTTCAAGATGTGCACACCAACAAAAATGAACAATGAAAAGAAATCTTGTGCGCTCGTGTTTGAAGGACCACCATCTGCGTCTATGTTAGGGAACCAAGCTGTGGTGAAACGCCTCGAACTACTCCAGATGCATAAAGAAGTAAATGAGAACATATTCCGGACGTTCAGCGACGCTTCCTGGGCTTTTGTGAGAGATTTGCCTCGCCATTGCGACATTGGGCGAGTTCTGGCAGCTTTGGACCGTATGCGTGAAGCCATGGTTATTGCTATGGAAAGCATTGAAATGAAGAAACCGGGGGTTACAGAATAAACGATGATTTCAGCACAGTAAAAGACAATTGATGATATGAGTGCCGCCCTCGCACAAACAAAGCCAGTCAGAGGCTTCGTATGAAGCCTATGGGAGACCGCTGCTGCATAGCAAAGTGTGCCACAAAGGTCTTTAGATCAAGCCTTTTATTGGTCATCAGCAAGGTGACGTTTCAATCCACGTAAACAACGTGCACCAACGCTTTGCCAATCTTTTCTTCGGCTTTCTTAATTGAATTTTGCGTGCCTCGGCCTGTGTGAGACGGGAATGCTATCATGTGCGTGGCAGCGTTGACGATCAAAGTATTACGGCGAGGACCTGCGCTTTTTCCATATCGTTCCCAATCAGCTTCGTATTCGACAAGAGTGATATTTTTTTCCTTGGCAAACCGTTTGGCAAGCGCATCTGCGCCTTTTGCACCGCCGCTCACAATTGTATCTGGAATACCATTTTTGTCGATCCAGCTGTTTAGTATTTTGCAAAACGATGCGTAATCCGTGTAGTGCCGACTGCCAACTACAGCAAGATTCATGATGGCCACTCACAGGTTTGAAAGTGATGTGGATAGAAATTGCATTGCAAAAATATGCATCACACATCTTTTTGTCTGCGGGAAAGATTAATTTTGTAGTTCATTTCTGTTGTTTGCATTGATGCTCAAAACAGCGTCAAAACGAGAACTGCTGCTGCATATATGGTTGCATTCCTATTTGAGGTTGCGTTGGAAATTGCTGTGCCGCGGCCAAAGTGTCTTCGGCACATTCTGTAATGCTGTGCAACATCACTGTTGCGACAAGTAGAGTCAGCAATGTTGCACCGCCGAAGCCGAGCCCGACTTGGTGGCTGGTGACTTTGAAGTAATCTGCGTAGCTTTCGAGTTCACTGACACCAGTCGATAGCAAAATGACTGCGATGATACCTAGTACAAGAGCGACAAAAAGAGCAATCAGAACGCCAACTTGTCGCTGTGCTTTGCCCTTTTCTGCTTCGAAACCAACAATACCCTGGCTCAGCTTTGAGTCGCCCAGTCCGGCAGCTTGCAGGAACTGACCACCAGAGGAAAGAAAAGACATTGTGTACGCTTTACTTGCAACACAGACAGACAGGCAAAAAAAGGCAAGCGTCCCAACTTGGGTCGATAGATTTTCATTTTCCAATGAATAGTTTTGCGTCGACGATCTTACACAAATTGCTGTGCAGTTTGAACTTTGCCCGCAAGGCGGCCGACTTTACCTGGTGCCAAGTCGGCAAGAGCGCCCACGACATCTCCTTGACACGCGGAGTTACGCATTGCCACAAAGATTGTCATTGAGATAAGCGGCAGAGCAGCCAGAACAAGTACCGACCAGCCTCCGTACCACCGACCATCCTGCACGCGTGGTGATTCCGCACTGGCCAGCAGTGCAATTGCTATGATGCTCGCCACTGTGCCGGCGATGCCGAGCAAAACTGTTTGCGCCGTATTGAGACCTTTGCGCGCAGCCTGTTGGTTTTTTACGTCGAGTGCCGCCAAGCCGAGCCTTGCTTGTGGCGGCAAAGGCGCTTCGGACGCCACATCAAACGCTGTGTCAACAAATTGCGCACTTGCCATATGATTGTAACTAACTTTGTGTCGGCTTTTTGTACACTAGTCACGGTGTTTGGAAAAAAATTGCCGACGGCAGCGAAAGGCCACCGCGAACAGGTAGTTTCCATTGAAATTTTCACACGTGGTGCGCAATGGATACCTGTTTGCACGCTGTCGTTCACAATATCCAGGCGCACTGTTTGCGCGTTTGTACTCAAGAGCGCTGGCCGCATAACCACTTTTGATGGGCAGTGTGTCCAAAGAGATCGTTTCGGTTGCCGTGCTGTGCTCAGGATCGGCAAAGTCTGCCCAGATCAATCTCGGCTGCTCAGCCAATTCTACGCGTAGCGCTGGTCTGCCGCGTTCTATGCTGGCGTCCAACAGCACAATTAAAACAATTTGTTGCAAACAGAGCGCGTCAGGAAGTTGGAGCACAACAGACTCTGGTATCGATGGGCGAAAGCAATTGCCGCCCACGGTTGTTTGGTTAAGCGGCACACCAATGTGCACAACACAATCAAATGAAATAGATCTGTTTCGGCATGCAATTTTGCTAAATTTGACCGTAGCGTAAATTTCGTTGTGCACAGACAAGTCGACAATGAGGTTTTTTCGTCGCAAACTGTGATGCTGCAGTTCACGTTTCAGCAACTTAAAAAGTCGTCCACGATCGTCGCACAATTTTGCAGCGACTACGTTTGCGCTCAAATTGACAAAGCGCGTCAACGACTCATACGTTGACTGTTCAGCTAAAAAGTCGAGTAACAGAATTTGCTGGTCTTCCGACGACGGCAGTGCATACATTTTTTATCAGCGATCAACTAATTATTTTGTCGCCGGTTTTTTCCCACAAAACACAACATCTCCTTTTTGTTTGTTGTCACTATCGAACTTTGTCAACCGCTTGACCAATTTTCCCCGTCATCAATGTCTTTTGTCAGCGAGTCTATGAATATCAACAATGTGCTCAGGCTGCGCTCGCACGAGCAAACGGAGCAGTCAACAAACGGCAAGGAGACGTCAGTTTTGAGCATTTGCTGTGGAAAGGACGACCGTTTCAGCAAAAGCGTATTGGAATGGCTGTCCAGATCTAGCAGCATTGATGTGGTGAATTTTCTCCAATGTGGCCCGACTAAAAGCACTGATACCAATTTGCACAACCAACTGAAAGAGTTTGACGGGAAAAAAGCCGATCAGAACAAAGATGATGCAACGCTTTTGCGCTACAAACAACAAACAAATATGCCCAGTGTAGCGCAGTGGCAAATATTGCAGCCACAAATACTGCATATCGGCTTGCAATTTTTTACAGAGCGCTGGTGCGCCAAAAACTGTCCCTGTGAATTGATTTGGAGGTTTGACAGCGCCGAAAAATGTCCCAACGAAAATCCTGAAAGCGGAAGCGACGCTGACGCTGAGCAAAGTGACGGCGAACAGTGCGATAGTGCAGGTCGTAAAAAGAGGCGTATTGCTGCGAATAGAAAAAAGCCGATGAAACGCGGAGGAGCACGGTGCAATGATATGGCTACAGCCTGTCGACCAACCGTGCAACACACTGAAACATACAAAAGAGCAATGCTGCTGCACTGTCTTTCCCTCATTGCCCAGTACCGTCCAAAAGTGGTGTTTATCGAAAATGTTTTGGAGCCTACCAAACAAGCCGAAAGGAGACGGCGCGATCGATCATGTTGGCAGCAAATGATTGATATTATGATGGCCTTCGGAGTTGAATCGGCGTACAGGGTTCGGCCGTTTGGTGTCGAGTTGCGTGACGACATGGACGACATTGTGAGCGACTGTCCCGAACGCCTGTTGTGGTGTAATGTTGTCACTCTGGAGCGCTTGGACAATACTGTCGACCCTCAGCCGCCGCAGTCTATTTCAGATCAAAGCGGCGACAGCGACAAACTTTCCGAAGCGCTTCGGTGGATATATTATGATCTCGCATCCGTTGATGCGATTAGTTCGTCTCTGGGATCTTCTTGCAGCCAGCATGACCGTGCGATTTTTTCGGTCCAGCAAAAAGACGTGCCAAAAAAAGTTGACAACAGCGGCTCGATTGATCCGCGATCCTTGGCAATGCGACCGAAAAAACGCAAAAGTATCACAAATCCGATTGTTTACCACTTTCCGCATAAATTTTCCGATGCTTTAGCCAAGTATGCCGTGTGTCAGCTATTAGAACTGCAGCAACCGGAAACAACATATGCGCAACATTGACACGCAAATACAACACACTTTTTCATTGATTGCGCGTGCTGAGCGTCATTTCTGCTTTGCGCAACTGAAGCAAGTCAGTCACCTCTTTTTCGTACACTGCCACTGGACGCAGATCGTATTCGCCTTCCGCAAGCCGAGGATGGAAGCGACAAAGATACATCGCTTCAACCGTGTATTTGGTGTTTTTTTCAATTAAATGCTTGTAGATGTTCAACTGCATCGAATATTTGAAAAAATTGGCGTCAGGAAACGCTTGCAGCGGCGGGGCGGCCATTTCGCCGGTAAAACTTCTGTCCGAGAGCGTCTTTGTTCTTTTCCAGTCTATCAGCACGATTTTTGGCGGACGGTTCTCTGTCTTTGCCTGAACGTACTCTTCACGTCTCACAAATACTGCATCAATGCTGCCGGCTAGATCGTAGTCCAAGTCGTACACGCGCAATTCGGTCAAATACGGCACGTACTTATTTGAAATGAAATCGCTCTTGAATTGCAGGTATTGGCGCCACGTTTTTTCCTTCATGCTGTTCGGAATTACGCTGGCCATCCCATTGCAATCCAGTTCAATAAAAAAATGCAATAGGGTGCCTAACAAGTTCGCGGCAAGCCACTGGTTCGATATCTGGCAGTCTGTCATCTGATAGTAGTCGTAGTCTGGCTTATTATAGTTTTTGCTGCCCAGAATAGATGCTATTGCCTTTTTGGCATCGAACGGACTGAAACAACGACTCGCTACAGTGGTCACGGAGCCAGAAAATTTGTGAGCATTCCACTGCTGATTTTCTGTGCCACTGGGTGTTCCGATGAGCCGCGTGTAAACGTTTTCCGACAGCCAATATTCGTGCGGCTTTTCCAAAAATGTGACTCCTGGGAACAGAGACGCGCCATGTCGCTTGAGTAACGTCGTCGGCTCTACATCTTTAAGACACGGCGGTATATCACACCATCGGCGCACTTCTGTCGCACTGTTGAAACGCTCAGGTAAATGCTCCAAGATAGGCAGTCCAGATGCAGTGAAACCGCTTTCATTGTTCAGGTTTTGCGCTGTCGTTGCATCTGTCGGCTGCAACCAGACGTCCTGTTTGGCACTTTGAGAGCGTTTGACTTTTTTAGCATCAAGTAAAAGGGCCAAATTCACAATTTTTCTTTTCATTTTGTTGCTGCGCGTGCCGGTCCAACTCTCGTCGTCCATTTGCTGCGCACAAAATAACATAGACATGTCTTTTTTCTTTTAATTTTTCGCTCGATGTTGTGCGCACAACGCATAATACTCGTCAGCCGATTGACTGTAAAAAATGCCTTCACTGCCAGCAGCACAATGCCAGCACGTTGCTGCAGCCAGTCTTTCAGCTTTTTCAACTATAAGTTTAGCGTTTTGTGCCAAGTGGCACTGGTCGAGCACGGCATACGAAACGCGCAGAGCGCCAAACTTTTTTTGGATATCAGTGATGCAGAGCCGACAGCCCAGCGAATCCAATTGTTCAAGCATGTCTGTTAGCACATGTCGCCAGCCTGGCCCTATCTGGTTAGTAACGTAACAGACAATTTCAAGGTTTTTGTACATTTTCATGCCTTTGACTCACCTACAGTGCCGAAAAGAAAATGCAAGATGACGTCTAGATTCAGTTTATTTTTCCTAGCAGCCGCTACATGCTGCACTGGCAAAGTCTGTTGCTGGCAAGCAAACCGGCGATGGCAATCAAAATGAACGCCATTCCGCTTGTTGCCGGCGGAGTGCCGCTCGGTGACTTACTCAGCATTCGCGAACCAATCAACCCGACGATCAGAAAGAGAATCATGACAGCGTAGTTAAGTATTTTAGACATTGTCGTGTGATGGCTTTCGCAACAAACTAAAGTTTTTGTCTTCGTGTTTGTGTCTGTGCAGATTTAATACCCTCACTAAACATTCAGCAAAAAAAAGTCATGAAAACCGCAGCGAATGTATTGTACTTTTTGGCGTACAGAAATGCGTACAAATCATTTTTGCAATTGGAGGAGGCAGACGAGCCGCAACCCTCATCGCTATACAACAGCGTGAATGCATTGAGAAAAGATAGAATCGTTTTTGAAGAGCGCGAC